CGGCTGAAATCGTCTCAGATCGGCTCACATCGGTTTTTTTGCCGGTAACAGCTCCACGAATCCACTCACCGCTCAATGATTTGCCTTCACGCGGCTTTGAATTGATTGATTTCGCTAACCAGATCATCGATGGCGGCTTTATGCCGTGGCAAAAATGGTTGGCCGAGCACTCGCTCAAGGTAAAGCCAGATGGCCGATACCATCACCCGGGCACAGTCGCATCCGTAGCTCGGCAAAATGGCAAGAGCACTTACATGATGGCCAGAATCATGATGGGGCTTTTCCATTGGGATGAATCGCTGCAAGTTTCCACAGCTCACCGATTGGTCACATCGCTCGAGCAATTTCGGGCCATTGTGCAAATCATCGAGGAAAATGCCGACTTGGCCAATCAAGTAAAGCGAATCCGCTGGCAACATGGAGCCGAGGAAATCCAAACACTCAAAGGCAATCGATTCATCATCAAAGCTGGTGGATCGGCAGCTCGTGGATTGTCAAAACCGGAAACCATCCACATGGATGAAATTCGAGAGTTGCACGACATGGAAACTTTTGCAGCTATGCGGTACACATTGATGGCTGCCAAAAATCCACAGGTCAATTGTTTCAGCTCGGCCGGTGATTCGCACTCAATGGTTTTGAATCAATTGCGTGAGCGCGGTTTGGCCGCAGCTAGTGGTGCAGCCGATGATGTTGGCTATTTTGAGTGGTCTGCACCAACCGATGAGATTTCATTGGAAAATGCAGCTTTCGCCAATCCCGGCCTCAACATAACGATTCACCCAGACAACATCCGAGCCGTTTTCAATGATCCTCCCGATGTGGTGATGACAGAGGTATTGAACAGATGGGTGCAAACAATCTCCAGCGTGGTGGGTGCCAAAGAGTGGCAAGAGTGTGGGGATGAAACAATCGATTTGGATGAGGACAAGCTCACATGGATGGCCATCGACATTTCACCGGATCGAAAAAATGCTGCATTGGTCGCAGCTCAAAAGCTCGGCTCGGAAAGCTTTGTTGTGAAGCTGTTGCACACATGGGAAAACACAATCCAGCTTGATGATCGGGCAATTGCAAACGATGCTGCCTCATACTGTCGAAAGTACCCGATTGAGTATTTGCTTTATTCAAGGCGCACAAGCGGTGCGGTTGCAGCTCGTATGCAGCCGGCTGGTATTCCGATCCATGACATGGATGCCGATTATCCGCAAAGTTGTGATGAGCTTTTGGGAGCGATTAACAGCGGCAGACTCAAGCACCGAAATCAATCAAAGCTGACAGAGCAAATCCTTTCAGCTGTGCAATTGAGGCGTGGTGATGGCGGTTGGGTTATTGGTAGGCGTGCCAGCGGTACGGCCGTTTGTGCAGCCGTAGCATCAGCATTGGTCACACACTTTGCGACACGCCCAGAAACCGAAATCGACATTTTAGTGGGTTGATGCTTGACATTTTGAGAAAATGGGTGCATGGGATTATTTGATCGAAAGCGCACTATTGAAGCCGTGGCAATTGACCGCGGTGCTGATGTAGCTGCACAAATTGGGCCAGCTCCAACGCTGGATGCATTTTTCCCATTTGGTGGAGCTGATTATTTAGCAAGCCGTGAAGAAGCAATGAGCGTGCCGGCAATTGCTCGCGCACGAAACATGATTTGTTCATCAATTGCAACAATTCCGTTAATCACTCGTGATAAAACAACAGGTCAAATCATTGATCAACCGGTTGTAATTTCTGATCCCGATAAACGGGTACCAGGAGCAGCATCATGGGTTTGGGCATGTGAGGATTTACTATTTACGGGATTTTCGTATTTTCAAATCATGTCTTTATTTGCAGACACCGGCCGCGTGCGCGAAATGTGGCGCGTTGCTCCAAATCGCGTTGGCGTTTTCTTAAATTCAATTGGCACTCAAATTGAGTATTACACAGTCGATGGATCGCGTGTGCCAATGACTGGTGTTGGATCACTTGTGGTCTTTTACGGCAACGATGAAGGTTTATTGAATCGCGCTGGTCGCACAATTCGTGCTGGTGCAGAGCTTGAGCGAGCAGCTGCAATGTACGCAAAAGAGCCTGTGCCATCAATGGTTTTGAAATCAAACGGCACAGCATTGCCAGCTGATCGCATTGCAAAACTTTTGGATGCATGGGGCGCAGCGCGTAGAAATCGCGGCACAGCATTTCTCAATGCTGATGTTGAATTGACAACTGTCGGATTTTCTCCAGAGCAAATCGGCCTCAATGCTGCACGCGAAATTATTGCAACCGAACTTGCACGAGCCGTGGGAATTCCGGCCTATTTTATTGACGCGCCAACTGGCTCCAGCATGACATACGCAAACGCTCAAACGGCTCGTCAAACTTTGTTGGATTTCTCATTGCTGCCGCTGATGAACAGCATTAGCTCAAGGTTATCAATGCCAGATTTCACGCCATCAACACAGCGCGTGGAATTTGATTTGAAGGCTTACCTACGCGGATCAGAAAAAGAGCGTGCAGAAATTTACAAGATTTTATTTGACATCGGTGCAATCACCACCGAGGAAATTAGACAAATGGAGGACATGATCTCATGAAGCTGACAACACCAATGCAAATCACGGCAGCTGATTCCGACTCACGCACAATCACCGGTCGCATTGTTGCTTTCAATGAGCACGCAAATGCATCGACTGGCAAGGTTGTTTTTGCTCGTGGATCGATTGTGCCACAGGATGTTTTCTTAAATCTTGAACACGACAACACGCGCAGAATTGGCAAGAGCATTGCCATGAGTGTGAACGACAAAGAAATGACAGCGACTTTCAAAATTGCTAACACTACAGCTGGCACCGATGCACTTACAGAGGCAATGGAAGGCTTACGCGATGGATTCTCAATTGAATTGGCTGTGGACAATTACGAAATGCAAAAGGATGGCACCATGAAGGTGCTCAATGGACAGCTCACAGCCGTTGCATTGGTTACTGAACCAGCTGTGCGATCTGCACGCGTTTCTGAGGTAGCCGCATCAGAGGATTCTGAAACTGAAACAGTTACAGAGACAACAAACCCAAATGAAGGAGACAAGATGGAAAACACTACCGAACCAGTAGCTCCTGCCGTTGAACCGGTAGCAGCTCCAGAAGTCGAACCAGTACAGGCATCACGACCAGCCTATTACACAGCACCACGATCACCGATCGTAAATAAGGTTTCATACCTTGAGCACTACCTCAAGGCAACAATTTTGCATGATGAGGATTCACGCCAGTATGTAAAGGCTGCCGATAACACAACATCAACAGCTCCCGGCATGATTCCAACACCACAGAGCACACAGATTGTAAATGCACTTGCAAACGCTGATCGCGGAATGATCGATGCACTTAGTCGCGAAACACTTGTTGGCGAAGGCATGACATTTGAGATTCCACGCGTTACAGGCGTGCCAACTGTTGCAAATGTTGCAGAAAATGCAGCTGTTACAGAATCAAATCTTTCAGCAACATTTTTGAGCGTACCCGTTCAAAGCTTTAAAGGTCGCGCAATCTCAACAGTCGAATTGATCGACCGCAGCCGTCCGGAATACCTGTCGGCTTTGTTGCAAAATCTTGAGTTTGCTTATGCAAAAGTAACTGATCAATTTGCGGTTGGCACAATTGCCGCAGCTGGACAGCAAACAGGCGTAAACGCAAACACAGCAACTGGATTCCTTGCATACACATCTCAGGCAGCTGGAGCGGTGTATAACTCATCACTCGGATTTGCTCGCAACATTGTTGTTTCACCCGGACAATGGACAAACATCATGGGTTACAACGACAACGGCGCACCTCTTTACAATGCGGCACAACCTTCAAACGCAGCCGGAAATGTTCGCGGAGACAGCTTGCGCGGCGTAGTTTCACCGGGCCTCAATCTCTTTGTTTCTCGCTCAATTGGTAACGCTGGCCCAACAACATCAACCGGAGATTTTTCCATGGTCGTTGTTAATCCAGATGCATGGACATGGTACGAGTCACCACGCTTTACATTGCGCACCAATGTAAATAGCGATGGAACAATTGATATCCTGTATTACGGCTATGCAGCAATCGCACCAAAGATTCCATTTGGCGCATGCTGGAACCAAAACTAACTAATCATCGGTAGCGGTCGCTCCCGAACGCTACTTATACGAAAGGAACCGAGATGCC